AAGGGCTTCGCTTGCTTGAACAGAAGATAGCCCAATATTTTTTAAAGCTAAATCAAAGCCTTGTAATTGCTTCTGTTGATTAATTAATTCATTAATCTTGCCAGTAAATGTCCCAATAATTGCAGAAAATGCAACAAAACCTGCCTGAGCGGATGCTACTTTGTTTAAAACTCCAAAGAATGACCTAAAAGGTCCATTGGTCCCAGATATTTCAGCATTGATTTTTTTTAGTTCAGCTGCATATTTACGCTGAGCGGCACTACCCTGAACATAACTTTCAGATAGCTTTTGCAACCTTGCGGCTAATTGACGCTTTTGGGCAATGGACCCTGCCATTATGCCGTTTGCATTGTTTAATGCTTCTTGATATCCTCGTACTTTTCGCTCGGTGTGACTATATGCAGCACTGGTTTTATTTAATGATGATAGCTTTTGCTTGGCAGCAGATAATCCTTGTTTTAAAGCAGTTACAGATCCCTTTTCTGCTCCAGTTAAAGTATTTAAAGAGCTAGCAAGTTTTTTTGATCCTTCTGATAAATTGTCAAATTGATTGTCTACAGCCTTAAGTTTTCCTGATACAGCATCTCGTCCTTCTAATTGAACAAATATTTTCTTTGTTGCTTCGCCTTTTAATTTAGGGCCTAAGTCATCAAGGGCGTCAGCAATTTCTTCGATAGATTTACCAGTTTTTGCAAGCTTTTTATTGACATCGTCTGCATTATAATTAGCAGAAATTTCAATCTCAATGCTTTGCGCCACTGATTGCCACCAAGACTAGAATAGTCTGCCAAGAAAAAACCCCGCCGTAGCGGGGCATTTGAGGCTTTTTAAGTTAATATCAAGCGTTAGCGTCGATATCTAAGTTATATGGGCCGTAGCCATTCAGTGTTGCACTGAAGGAAACCACGGAACCAGCTTCTACTGATTCAGAGTAGCCTTCGAGAGTGCCGTAGCCATAAATGGTCTCGTCAGTACCAGTTGGTCCGATACGAGCAAACTTAACGCGCAAGCTGTTGTTAACAGTGTTAGCTTCAGTCAAACGCAAGACTTGATACGCTGCACTCTTAAAGTCAGCGACACCTTCTAATGAGATGCTGAAAGACTTAGTCGTAGCAATGTTAGTGTTATAACCGCGAGTTGTACGGTCATAAGTAATAACATCTTCGCTAGAGGTATCAGTTTCTAGTGAAGCGTTGGTAAGACCAATCAGCTTGAAAGGCTTGTCAGTGGCAGTCGTGCCGTCCATTGCATAGGCTTGACTTTCGACAGTAAAGATACCAGTCGAACTGTCGTATGCAACAGTATCATTGTCGGCGGCAAGGTTGCCATCATCACCAAGAGTTGAACTATCAGTCTTGATGAATCCAGTACTAGCAGAACTTAAGCCAGTGCCGGTCGTAATACCAGTAAAGTTTAAATCGGTTTGAGCGGAAGCCAGTGGAAGTAAGTAAACCTTATATCCAAAGGCTGCAGAATAATTAGCCATGGGTGAATTTCCAGAATGCTGAAAACTGAGCAAAAATGGGGGATTCACCCCACTATCGTAGGGTTCCTAATGGTCTGGAATACTATTTATTCGCCTGCAGTAAAAATGCCTGCAATAACAAGCTTTTAAGGCAAGGAATCTAAGATTGCTGTTGCATCTGCATGTAAACCACCATTCTCAGGAATCATGATCATCGTCTGAACCCGAGCGCCTAGACCTTTAGAGACTGTCAGGGTTTCAATCGTTTTAGCACCATAAAACAAGTGCAAAGCACGCTTTGCGGCAGAATCTAGGTCACTACCGGTAGACCCATCCCATACAATTAAAAAGACTTTCCAAGTCGTTAGCAAATCAGAGTTATCGTTTATATAATCCTTGCGGCTAATGTCACCAGAGTCATGGATTATACATTCTAGTCCGACCTGTGATTCTAGCTGTGGTAGAACTTCTCCAGGCGTTAAGATAACAATTGATGGACTTGTGCTTCCGCCGGTAAAACTGTAGTTTCCTATGTATGAAGAAAAGCTACTGTCATTAGCTAAGACGTTATAAATAATCTGCGGTGTCGTGGCAAAAGTTTGCGCCATCGGAACACGAAAAACCGTGTTTTAGTCTGCCCAATTTAAGGAACTATAGATTAGACAGCCGCCAAGGTGCTCATGAGAAGCCCAGATGCCTCATCTTTAAGCGGAGTCATTGTCATCATAACTCGATGATCAAAAAGGATTTGCCGATCCGGCCAAGGATCCATGACTACCTTTTTAATCTAGATGCAATGACAAGAAAAGAAGCGAAACACCTTTGGCGACAGTCAATTAAAGAGGCTTGGTGCAACTGTTGTGCTTATTGTGGGAATCCACCAATCGACGATGCCTCATTAACTCTCGATCACGTCAAGCCTCGAGCAAAGGGTGGTGAAGACAGAACAAGCAATTGTATCCCTGCCTGCAAGAAATGCAATCATTCAAAGGGCAGCCAAGAATGGGCTGAATGGTTCCGCAACCAAAACTCATACTCAATGGAGCGTGAGTACAGGATTAGGGCATGGATGGAAGCGGAGAAACAAAACATTCCTATTTCAGGGGATGTCTTTGACTGTCAATCATTCTCAGCGGCAATTATGCAGCAATAGGAACTTCAACCCCTTCTTTTGCGCTGTAACGTATAGTCGCTTTTGGCATTGTTACTTTGATAGTTCCGCCAAGGGTCGATTTCATTTCGATCGTCTGCTCAGACACTACATCTTCCATTATCAACATGCCTTTAACTGTGTTGTCTGTAATCTCTGGCGCTAAGATTATTGCTTTTTCGTGAATAAGACCTAAGAAACCAGGGGGATTGCCCGTCGAAGAGCTTTTGAGATCTTTATAGAAGCAATATGCCCATCGAGGAAATAACTGCTGCTCTATAAGTTCCATAGCAGCTGCTCCATATGACCCTAAAGGCATGTTTGAACTTTCTTTTGGCTGATATAAAAAGAAATCTTCCATAGTAAATGGTTTTTTATTCTTTTTAGAGTCTCTATTGATATTGGCAAGCAAGGATGTCTGCAACGCTATTGGAGCTTCAGCTTCGTGCAAAGATTTTCTTTTGTAAGACAAGGCACTGTCATATGCCTCAAGTACATACATGTAAGGTAAATTATGGTAATTCCGCAAGGAGAACTCTGTGTCTCCTACAAAGATTTGTTTTAGCTGCCAGTATATCTGTTCAAAAGGAACAGTCGCTCCCCACTCTCCATTTTTTACTTTCCCACAATTTCAGCAGCCTCTTCATCTTTTGTTTTCTTTGGTTCAGTGTTTAGGATTTTCTGCTCTTCCTCTTCATACAGCTTGCTAAAATCAGCAAGTAATTCTGGCTGAAGTTCCATCGTATCTTCTAGTGTCCAGTCAGAATCAATCCTTGATTGAATCAAGATTGTCGTGCAGGCAATTGCTTTACGTTGCAATGATTCGACCATCTGAGTCTGAATACCAGCAATGTCGTCGCCATAATCAGCTGCAACGCTAGAAGCTAATCCCCCACTTGAACTGCCACTGATGATATCAACAATTAAATTATAAGCTTTTTCAACAGTAATTTTCTTTTCGCGAGAAATTCGACTTGCTAGTTTTACGATAGATGCTACTCCATCGCTGCCTTGCATTACAGTATCAACAAAAGATTTCTCCGCAACACTCAGATAACCTCTTTTTTCAATTTCAATAACTCCAACTTCTTCATTACCTAGCCGCACAGGCCGGGACTGCATTCTCGGAGCAATTACAAACGGTAATTTCGCCATAGGGGTCACAAAGCGACGTAGTATTCCTATCGAATCAAGCCTGTGATCTTTGTATTAAAAATTGCATTATATTCTTTTTCAAAGTCAAATTGATCAACAGGGCCTTGACCGTATAAGACAGAATCAACCCATGGTCTGCCTGGGTAATACTGCTTAATTTCTGGATTACCGTATGGGTTGAAATATCCACCATAATGAACGATTGCGGCATAATCTTCACCATATGAAATGCTTATTTCTCCATTCTCGACTGAGACAATCAAGCTATCTCTCAACCTCCCTGTATCAACAATATCTCTCGTATCACCTTCCCAATCCCAGACAGGACTTTGTATTGAGGCATCAAGGGCATCTTTTAATTTTAATGCAATCTCATCTAAAGTTTGATCGTGAGCTTTTTTTAATTGCTCAGGAAGTTGATTAACGAGAGAATTTAAATCATTTTGTTTTAGAGAAAAATCAACTACAATTTTACCTAAGTCAAGTTCATATTTGTCTTCACTAATTTCTTTAATTTTTACTTTAATCTTTTCTACTTCATCTTTTACGAGTTTTTCTGCTTCCTGCAAGCCTTGCATTTTTAGTTTGTAAGGCATTAGTTTTGGATATCAGAACCTGTCAGTTGAATCTCAACACCACCAATAGCAGGGTAAATAATTTCATCAATCCCATCACCGCCAAATACTCCGCTGGAACGTTGAACAATGGCTTGCATTGTCGGATCGTTACCCAGCTTGAACTCGACTTCGCTACCAGGCAGCAGGAACAGCTCCTGTGCCGTGATGTTTGTGAAGGTAAGACCACTTAGGTCTCCTAGCCAATTGGAGGCCCCTAGAGGAGCTTTTTGAAGGGCATAGCCTCGGAAGTAAAACTGATCTCCACTACCACCAGGAAGCATTCTTCCTTCTAGCTGTGATGCTAACGGCAATGGCTTAGACCCACTCGTTACGCCGGTATATTGAATTCTTTTGATATAACACTTGACGATATATTCAGTGCCACCAGACTTAACTGGACGGCCATTAGTAATCGTTACAGTGTTTTGCGTCGTGGCCCTAATCCGCCCGTTGTAATATGCCAGTAACGGACTAGCCATGAACACTAAATGACTAGCTTAGATTTCCGAACATTCGCCATATTTCCTGCCTGCTTTCCTTAATTTCTTAATAATTTCTTTAGATTCTGTGTCACTAATTGATTTCGCAGCTTTTTCCATTAGTTTCAAAAGTTTTTTCCGCTGCTTGGTCATGCCCACTCGTATTACTGTCCCAAATGGTAACCCAGTATTCCGGTCTGTCTAGGTATATTGAGTATGCGAAGAATCTTCGCGTTAGTCCCTTCTTTAAATTTTCAATGATTAAAACCACTCTTGCCTTCGCTGCTGCAGCTGCCCTGGCACCTGCTGGTGCAATTGCTGGCCCTTACGCCAATGTGGAAGCCAATTCAGGTTTTTCCGGCTCAAATTATGCGGGCACCGCGACAGACCTGCACTTGGGTTATGAAGGCAACATCGGTGAATCTGCTAGCTGGTACGCCCAAGGTGGCGCTGGCATTATTTCCCTCGATAACGGCCCAACAGAAACCGTTCCTACAGGTAAAGCAGGTATCGGTATCAATGCCTCTGAAAACCTGAACCTCTACGGCGAAATCAGCTTCGCCGGCGGTGTTGATGGTGCTGAGACTAGCTACGGAACAAAAGTCGGTGTCAAGTATTCTTTCTAGTTTCCACTAGAAAAAGAAGGGGCTAACCAGTTAATCTGGCTAGCCTTTTTTTTATGCCTTGAGTTTTTTATAACTCATTGCTTGCTTGAATCGCACAAACGATAAAGCTTTTTGTTTGTTCTTTTTCTTTAGTTTTTTCTGGATTAACAGGAGTTCAGACATTTTTCTGTCCCTCCCATTTGTATTCCTTGCCTCGATATTGGAAATTGTCGAGACCGTTTTTACTCAAAGATACCTTCCAGTCGTTAGACTTTGCATTGATATCTTTGGTGTCATACTTGACACCTCTGTATGTTGCGATAGACATGATGAAAGCTCCGCTTGCAGTGAATTTTACACTAAAAGCGCGTTCCTTCAGTCAACGTGTGCGTTCCAGTCGCAATCTGATGCTTTCTTCAGCTCCGTGACTATCTCCTCTTTGACAAGGTCAGTCAGATCCTGGTGGATCCATACACGGCCAATGACATCTTTAGCCTGCGAACAGGTGATGCTAGATGCAATCAAGAATTCCAACATGGAATGAACGTTCCGTTCCGCGTTGTCTTACTTCCGCCTCCAGAGGAGGTGAACGTACTTTAGTCTACCCTATACCCCGTTTTCGTGCTGCATTATTTCTTTCATTGCCTGCTCTAACGTCTCCGCAAAGCCTTCAACATTATGACCAGCACCGTAATCCACTAGCCAATAGTAATACTTGGCATGTTTAACGATCTCAATCTTTACTGTTGTCATCCTGAAAGCTAATAAAAAATATGGCGTTCAGTATCAGTATACTCATGGCCAGTAAGATAGGATTCATTGTCTTACTTTTGCTCTTGTTTATACTTACTGACGCCTTTTTTCTTTAAGTATTTATCTGAGTTTAATTCCGTGACAAGAGTCATTCCAGACTTGATGAAGTCTTTGCTCTTGTCTACTGGTGAATTACCCATTTCTACTTCTTTCCGCCTTTTTTTGCACCTTTTTTAGGTGGACGGCCTTTCTGTGTACCGTATGTTCCTTTACCTTGTGGCATTAGAAGACTCCTGGAAAGATTTGACCTGTTACGGCATAGGCTCCCAATGCAGCAACGATACCTAGCATCGCCAGGCGACCGTTTAGCTTTTCCGCATTTTCCATCTTGAGTGAAATCAAATCTTGCTATTTTGCCAAAAAAAAAGACCCTTTTTAGGGGGTCTTTGGTCTCTTCCTTCTAAAAGGTAGCTTCTATTCTGGGTCCGTCAACCCTGGACTTAACTCTTCCGGCGACATCGACGGCTCAAATGGATCTCTCGTTTGGTTTTTGATTACAATGAACGCATCTTTATTATATTTTCGTACACCGTATGGTGTAGCCCATTTTTTGTTGTAGTCATCACCTTGATGGATACCAGAAATTACTGTTCCACCGATCTCAACGACAATATGATCGCTTGATCCCCAGCCTAGATCCTCTGCAATCCGGTTGACCTGTTCAACTAGCGTAGGTTCGCTTAGGATGCGTTCATCAGGATCAATTTTACTGAGCATAACGTCTAGAACCTAAGTGCTTACAGCGTATAACATACCAACAAAAAACCCCTCACGCAAGGTGAGGGGCTAAAGGTTATTGATTGGTCTTGGATCAACCGATTGCCGGTGCAACTAAAGCAACTGGCTTGGATTCAACTGATGCCAGGTCAAGTGGGAAGTTATGAGCATTACGCTCATGCATTACCTCCATACCTAAACCAGCACGATTTAAGACATCAGCCCATGTATTAATTACATGAGATTGATTATCAGTGATCGATTGGTTAAAGTTAAAACCATTTAGGTTGAAAGCCATGGTAGATACACCAAGAGCAGTAAACCAGATCCCAACAACAGGCCAAGCTGCCAAAAAGAAGTGGAGACTACGGCTGTTGTTAAAAGAAGCGTACTGGAAAATAAGACGGCCAAAATAACCATGAGCTGCAACAATGTTGTAGGTCTCTTCCTCTTGGCCAAACTTATAACCATAACTTTGGCTTACTTCCTCAGTTGTCTCTCTAACAAGGCTGCTTGTGACCAAACTTCCATGCATAGCAGAAAAAAGAGCACCGCCGAATACACCAGCCACACCCAACATATGGAACGGATGCATGAGAATATTATGCTCAGCCTGGAAGACGAGCATGTAATTGAACGTTCCACTGATTCCCAAAGGCATTCCGTCAGAGAAGGAACCTTGACCGAAGGGATAAACCAGGAATACAGCAGTTGCAGCAGCAACGGGAGCACTGTAAGCAACAAAAATCCAAGGGCGCATACCCAAACGATAGGAGAGCTCCCACTCACGCCCCATATAGGCAAAAACACCAGTAAGGAAGTGAAAAACAACCAGTTGATAAGGACCGCCGTTATACAACCACTCATCTAAGCTTGCAGCCTCCCAAATAGGGTACAAATGCAAGCCAATAGCATTGCTAGAGGGAACAACAGCACCAGAGATAATATTGTTGCCATATAGTAATGAACCAGCAACAGGTTCTCTAATGCCATCGATGTCAACTGGTGGTGCAGCAATAAATGCAATAATAAAGCATGTAGTAGCAGCTAACAAGCAAGGAATCATTAAGACACCAAACCAACCGACATAAAGACGGTTATTGGTACTGGTAACCCAGTTACAAAATGTTTCCCATGACTTGCTTTCTTGCCGCTGGGCAATAGTCGCAGACATAATTAGTCAGAGTAAAGATAAGCCGTCAGAAAAGACAGCTCTAAAAGTCTACCGCCTTATTTAACCTTTATTTAATATTATTTTGGTATTGATTTTCTAACAATATTTTATAGAATCCATTTCTTACCTTAAACAAATGCTCCTGCTCCATTGCATCACCACCAGGCCACTTCTCTAGCATCTGATTAATCGCCTTATACACTAACCTAACAGAATCAATGTCTAATTCAATGCCATAACGTACCTCCTCCATCACCTGCACTCCTTACATTTATCAATTTCTCCATTTAAATACGGTGCATATACAGCATTCATTACCCTAAATGCTTCACACCTATTACACCATATATCTACTGTCTCCTGCTTCTCCACCCATTCAATTAATTCATTCGTCTCCTTATCATTCTCAGGATGTACAGGCATTACGATCTATATAACATCGTACCTTGACTACCTAAAACTCCATCAATAACCGGACAAAATGCAAAAATATTAAGTAAATCCTTCACATTTCTTCTCTTTTCAGTCACAATTGCCTCATATCTTCCTCCCTTATCTGTCTCCCACTCCAATACATCAGCCTTAATTAACGTCTTTCCTCCATTATCACTTACATTAACCGTCTTCTCCACCGTTACTGCACTATCATAATCACTTAATAGCCCCCTAACAGTACTGACTAACGTCGTACTCATCCCACCTAACTCATTACAACATACAGTTACCTCATTAATCGTATATTCACTTACTCCAACACCACAAGCAATCAAGATTCTCTCCACATCGCCGGCAACCCATCCTAATCCTGTGTTTAAAGTTGCCATCAGTACAGTATCCCTCCCTCTATCCTTCCAACACCTAAGCCCTCACCTTCCCTTAACCCTTAATCCCTCCAGCCCAATCACAATACCCATAAATAATATATACATCAGCCCGCTACATACATAAACAGTCATCACTTTACCTATTAATATCATATATTACCCCCTATAATAGTAATAACTACCTATTATTTATGAACCCTAACACCAATAATCAACAACTCCCCCCTCATCTCCTCCTAACCCTCTCCCTCCTCCTCTCTACCTCCTCCGCTCATCAAATTGCCTCTAATCAACTCCTCTCCTCCATGTATACTACCCTCGACTTTGATGTCGCTAAAAAATCACTACTCCGCCTCCTACCCCTCCTATCTCCTAAACAACGGGATTGGTTAAAAAACTTGTTTTAGAAATTATTACAGAAAATTTGAGGGGGCTGCCTAGGTAGTGGTAATTAAAGCATCGGGGTGGGGGAGTCGTTGCACATGATTGTCCTCTGTCTGTCTGCCGGCTTGCTTTTAGTTGCGAAATGAT